TCCAAAAAAGGGAACGTGAAAAAAGCCTAAAGGTTCAGATAGAAGATTGTATACGGATGAGAATCCTAAAGATACAGTTAAGATAAAATTTGCAACACCTGCAGATGCAAGAGCAACTGTTGCAAAAGTTAAAAAAGTAAACAAACCATTTGCACGAAAGATACAAATACTCACAGTGATGGAGCAAAGAGCCAAAGTTATGGGTAAAAATAAAGTAGTGCAAATAGCAAAGAAAGGTAAAGATGCAATTAGAAACAGTAATAAATCGTCTACTTAGGTATCTAAATAAACGAACAGAAGAATTATCAATAGCCGTAACGTCCGGAGGCATTGACAATATGGAGAAATATAACTATATAATAGGACAAATAACAGCCCTAGAGGCAACTAAACAGGAACTCTCTAACCTGCTAGAAGATAAGGAGCAACATGGAACAGTCATCGAAATCAACAATAAAACTACCGAATAAAGAATTGGTAGGAGTCAAAAAAGAAAAAAATTTATCAAAAGAAGATTCAAATAAACTACCACAACCGACTGGTTGGAGGATGTTAGTTTTACCTTTCAAAATGAAAGAGAAAACAAAAGGCGGAGTTATTCTTGCTGAAACAACCTTAGAGAGACAACAAGTAGCGTCGCAGTGTGGTTTAGTTTTAAGAATGGGTCCAGATTGTTACAAGGACAAAGAGCGTTATGCTGATGGTCCTTGGTGCAAGGAAGGGGAATGGGTAATGTTTGCCCGTTATGCTGGATCAAGAATAAAGATAGAAGGTGGAGAGATACGTCTGCTAAACGACGACGAAGTTTTAGCAACCATCAAGAATCCAGAGGATATCTTGCATGAATATTAATATCATAGGAGGAAACTATGCCAACTAAAGAAGAAAAAATGGTTGATCTAGATACATCCGGCGAAGGTGCTGAGATTAATCTAGAGGAACAAAAAGACGAATCGGTTGTTGAAACCGAAGCGCCGAAACAAGAAGAAGCAGAAGCCCCAAGCGAAGAACCAGTAGAAACGAAACAAGAAGAAGTTAAAGAAGAACCAAAGAAAGAAGACGAACAACTTGAAGATTATAGTAAAGGTGTTCAGTCAAGGATTGCAAAACTTACACGTAAAATGCGTGAAGCCGAAAGGCAAAGAGATGCAGCTACTGAATATGCAAGATCAGTTGAAGAAAAAAGAATAGCTTTGGAAACAAGGTTTCAAAAAACTGATGCTGACTATATTAAAAAGTTCGAAACAAGTATCAATACTGGTTTAGAAGCAGCACAAAAAGAACTAGCTGCTGCTATTGAAGCAGGCGATGCTCAAGCACAAGTCGAGGCAAACAAAAGGATTGCAACTCTAGCTTTTGAAAATGCTAAATTAGCACAAAGTAAAGAAGCCAGAGAAACACAGGTAACTACACCCTCACAGGTTCAGGCACCTCAACAACCTGTAACACAGGTTGAACCTAGTGATCCTATGGCTGAGTCTTGGGCTGCCAAAAACTCATGGTTTGGACAAGATAGAGCCATGACATATACAGCGTTCGAAATTCATAAGGATTTAGTTGAAAAAGAAGGTTTTGACCCAAGTTCTGATGAATATTATGCAGAAGTGGATAAAAGAATCCGTGTTGACTTTCCGCATAAATTTGCTAAAACAGATGTTAGACAAACGACCGAACCCGTTCAGACGGTGGCTTCAGCAAAAAGAAGCGTAAGACCCGGTCGCAAAACTGTGAAACTCACATCATCACAGGTAGCAATCGCTAAAAAATTAGGTGTGCCACTCGAAGAGTACGCAAAACAAATAAAAAACACGGGAGGAGCGTAAAATGGAAAAAGAAAAAAATACATCTCGTGCGAGCCAAACACGGTCAAAGTCTGAAAGACCAAAAGTGTGGGTTCCACCATCATCTCTAGATGCACCCCCTGCGCCTGATGGATTCAGGTACAGATGGATAAGAGCCGAAGTAGTAGGCTTTCAAGATACGAAAAACGTAACTGGACGATTAAGAGAAGGTTATGAATTAGTTCGTGCCGAAGAAGTTGAAAATGCAGGCGACTATCCTATTCTCGAAGACGGGAAATACAAGGGAGTGATTGGGGTTGGCGGCCTTCTTCTTGCGAAGGTACCGATCGAGATCGCGCAGCAAAGATCGGACTATATGACTAATCGTCATAAAGACCGAAGTGAAGCCGTAGCAAACGATCTTATGAAGGAGCAGGATCAGAGGATGCCTATCAATGTTGATAGACAATCTCGTGTAACCTTCGGTGGTACAAAGAAATAATATTATTTCGTGGGTTAATCCCTATCATCGAATAACTATAAACCGTATTCGTTCGTTGAAGAACGAATACACAAGGAGAAACAACTATGGCAAATAGAAACACACAAGGTTTTGGGCTTATACCTGCTGGTGCGCTTGGACAAACTCCAGCGACTGCCGGATTAGGTAAGTACAAAATCGATGCGGGTTATAGTACAACTATATACAATGGTGGTGCCGTGGCTTCTGCTGCTGGTTACATTGTCGATGGTCAGACTACTGACGCACCTATCTTAGGTGTACTTAATGGAATATTCTACAACGCGGCTACAACTTTAAAGCCAACGTTTGCGAATTTCTATAAGCAACCGATAACACCAGCGAACTCAGAAGACGTGGACGCTTTTGTATATGATAACCCACAACAACAATACGTAGTTGCTACTGATGACTCAGTAGCTCAATCCGGATACCTAGAAACGTACGACATGAATACTTCAGCTGGTAGTGATATCACTGGTAAGTCTTCTGCTACACTAGATATCGGAGACACAAGTGCAGACGCCGCTTCATTCAGATTGTTAAGATCTGCTGAAGATCCTGAAAACGACGAAAACGGAGCTTTCAGATCTGTAGTGGTTGTTCCAAACTTGATTGAACTACAATCATAATAGGAGAATAGGAGATAAATTATGGCAATATCAAGATCACAACTAGTTAAAGAACTAGAGCCAGGATTGAATGCACTATTCGGCCTGGAATACAAAAGGTATGAAAATCAGCATGCTGAGATTTATACAGCGGAAAACAGTGACAGAGCTTTTGAAGAAGAAGTAATGTTATCTGGTTTCGCAAACGCGCAAGTAAAAGCAGAAGGTGCAGGAGTCTCTTTTGACGAAGCACAAGAAACTTTTACAGCGAGATACACTCACGAGACCGTAGCTTTAGCATTTGCTATCACGGAAGAAGCTATCGAAGATAATCTCTACGATAGACTAGCTTCTAGATACACAAAAGCTTTAGCAAGATCTATGAGTAACGCTAAACAAGTAAAAGCAGTTGAACCTCTAATCAACGGTTTTGGAACTTTCAAAACTGGAGATGGAGTTGCTTTATTTAGTGATTCTCACCCAACTGTAGCGGGTACTTTCAAAAATACTCTATCTACAGCGGCGGATCTTAACGAAACTTCATTAGAACAGTCGATGATTGACATCGCGGCTATGACTGATGAAAGAGGTCTAAGAGTTGCAGCAAGAGGAGTAAAAATGATTATTCCTTCGGAGCTTCAGTTTACAGCTGAGAGATTGATGAAATCTCAAGGTAGAACTGGAACAGCTGACAACGATATCAACGCAATCGTATCTATGGGTATGGTTCCTCAAGGTTATAGAGTGAACAACTACCTAACAGACACAGATGCGTTCTATATCTTGACAGACGTGCCAAACGGCATGAAAATGTTCAATAGAGCACCATTAACGACTGCAATGGAAGGTGATTTCGACACTGGCAACGTAAGATACAAAGCTAGAGAAAGATATTCTTTTGGAGTATCAGACCCTAGAGGTATTTTCGCGTCACCAGGTGCGTAATAACTAATTAAAAAGGGGGCTTTCGGGCCCCCTTTTTTTATGGTAGAGAAGAGATAATCATGAAGACATTTAGAGTACAGATAAGAGCATATGGCTATTATGCTTCCTTTGATATTGTGTCAGAGGATGAGGATAAAGCCTTTGAAAATGCACTAGTTGACAAACTAGGAAAAAATGATATTGTCTGGGAAAAAGATGGATTCATTGATTCGTCTAAATTATGGCTAACTTATGAGGAGACCATAGATGCAAATAGAAGTCAGAGACCTCTACAAACAGAAGAGAAGTCTCGAGACAGAATGGGCGGTGCATCAGCGTGATAACCAAAGGTATACTTTGGACATGGTAAGGATTGACAATAAGATTAGAGAAGTTGTCAATGCTATCAAGTTAGAAGAAGCTAGAATAGCTAATCTAACTAATAAGATAGAGGACGCTGCGCCAGAAGTTTCTGTAGCTACTTAGTAAAAAGCTACATCTTGGATAAATATCAAACCATATGACAGGCTCTCTTGCACTCTACTAAAAAAGAGAGTATAAATCCCTTACTGTATAATTATTAATGATCATAGACGCGTACAGTCGACGGCCTAGAGACTATGATCTGTAAACTAGGAGGATATAATTATGGCAAAAACAACGTTCTCAGGACCGGTGATATCGAAAAATGGTTTCGTAAACACAGGACCTGATATGGCTATTAGCTTAACAGCTGATACAACTTTAACAGTTGCTACACACGCAGGTAAAATCTTACTTTGCAATGACGCTGATGGTAAATTTACTTTACCAAGTATCAATGTAAATAGTAATGGTGCTACTGCAGGTGATAATGACTTCAATAACTTAAACAATATCGGTGCATCTTTTCACTTTTTTGTTGAAACTGCTGCAACTGATATGGACATCAAAACAGATGGTACTGACAAATTTAAAGGTGCAATCTTAATTGGTGTAGATGATGGTGCGAAAAAAGCTTTCGTTCCAGGCGCAACTAACGATGTTATTACTATGAATGGTTCTACAAAAGGTGGAATCGTCGGTAGTGTGGTATCTTTCACAGCGATTGATACAATTACATACTTAGTCCACAATTCTTTATTGATTGGATCAGGTACAATAGTAACACCATTCGCGGACGCGTAATAAATTAACTCGGGGCGCCTGGTAATGCAGGCGTCCTTTAAAAGGAGGACAACACATGGCAGACACAGTATTAAATACAACTGTATTTGACGGAGCAAAAAAACTAATCACTCACTACAATGTAGTTTCTGATTCTTCTGGAAGCACAACTAAAATAGTTGATGTTTCTGCATTAAGATCAAACAATGGTAAAACTTGCAAAACTGTAAGACTAAATAAAGTTAGTTTTAATGTTTCTGTAACAGCACCAGTTGATGCAATTAGAATGCAATGGGATGCAACAACAGACGTTGTATTTCAAACATTAGCAGGTGAAATGGAATACGACTATTCATCTTTTGGTGGATTAAAAAATACAGAAGCTAGTGGATTCACTGGTGATGTAAACGTCGTTTTACCGGCTTGTGCAAACGGAGATACAGGTACAATTGTTTGTGAATGGATTAAAGTTTACGAATCGTAGGAGTTTAAATGGCTAATACTACTTCGGGAACAGCAACGTTCGACAAGACTTTTGCTATTGATGAGATAGTAGAGGAATCTTTTGAGCGTATTGGATTACAGAATGTAGCTGGTTACCAATTAAAATCAGCAAGAAGATCTCTTAATATCTTGTTCCAAGAATGGGGTAATAGAGGTATTCACTATTGGGAAATAGCTGATTTAAATATTGATTTGATTGAAGGACAATCAGATTATGATTTTTTTAGATCATCTGATGATGGTACAAGTGCAGTGTCTACACCAAGTGGTGTGTATGGTATCTCTGATGTATTAGAGGCACAATTAAGAGCAAACAGAACTCAAACAACACAGGCTGATTCTCCAATGACAAAAGTAGATAGATCTACTTACGCAGCTTTTTCAAACAAATTATCAAAAGGAACACCCAATCAATATTGGGTTGAAAGATTTATAGATAAAGTAAGAATACATATTTATCCAACACCTGATTCTACAAATGCATCTAAAGACATGCATATTTATTACATTAAAAGAATACAAGATGTAGGTGATTATACTAATGCATCTGATGTTCCTTTTAGATTTGTTCCTTGCATGGTATCAGGATTAGCTTTTTATTTAGCACAAAAATATAAACCAGAATTAATTCAAGCTATGAAATTGTATTACGAAGATGAATTAGCTAGAGCATTAGCAGAGGATGGGTCAGCTTCAAGCACATATATTACGCCTAAAGCTTATTACCCAGGAACATAATGGCTAAATTTGCAACAGGTAAATATGCAAAAGCAATATCAGATAGATCTGGTTTAGAATTTCCATATAAAGAAATGGTAAGAGAGTGGAATGGTTCTTTTGTCCATGTATCTGAATTTGAACCAAAACAACCACAATTAGAACCAAAACCAATGAATGGTGATTCTATATCTTTAAGAAATATTAGACCTGATAGAATAGAAAATGCAGTTCCTTATTTATTACCTTCAGATGCTTTTGAAACTTACGAAGCAGGTTCAGGAATTATAAACGTAACTGCACCGGGTCACGGTCTAACAAATGGTGACACAAAAAGATTTAGAGGAGCACCCTTAGCAGTAACAGCTGCTGGAGGTAGTTTTCAATTTACAGATCCAGAGAGCTTTGATGGTATATCGGGATCTAATATTGCAAAAACTGCAGGTTATACTATTACAACAGGATTATATGTAAACGGAGCTAGAGTTTCTACAGAGTATGCTGTAGCAAATTTCTTCTTCTTTACAGTAGACACAGATACTGCTACAAAAGGTGGAGTATCAGGAGGAGGATTAGGATGTTCAGTTGGGCCCGTTACATTGAGTGCATAATGGTTTTTACTTATAGAGTATTAAAGAAACAACATTGTTGGAATCACAAAAGCTATACAGTTAGTTGTGATTATTGCAAAAGGATAGCAGCATAATGGCAGGGATTAGTTACAGCACTTTAGTTACACAAATTAGAAACTATACAGAAGTTGATTCTAATGTTTTAACTGCTGATCAATTAGAGAATATTATCTTAAATGCTCAATATAGAATAATGAGAGATGTCCCTATTGATGCTGATAGAAAACAACAAACAGGTAATTTAGTTACTGGACAAGAAACAATAAATGCTCCAGGAGGAGCTTTATTTATTAGAGGTATACAAGTATACGATTCTACAAGTGCTACAACAGGAGCAAATAGTTGGTTGGAAAAGAAAGATGTTACTTATCTACAAGAATATTCTCCATCAACAGAATCTTCAAAAAGAGCTAAACCAAAATATTACGCTATGTTTGGTAATGCTACGGGAGACGGTGATACTAATTCTGGACGTATATTTTTATCCCCTACACCAGACAGCACGTACAAATTTAGAGTGCATTATAACAAAATGCCAGCAACTCTAGCTTCAGATAACACTACAAATTATATTAGTTTAAACTTCCCAAATGGCCTATTATATTGCTGTTTGGCAGAAACTTATGGCTTCCTAAAAGGCCCAGCAGATATGTTGACATTATACGAGCAAAAGTATACACAAGAGATACAGAAGTTTGCGAATGAGCAAGTTGGAAGACGAAGAAGAGATGACTATACAGACGGTACAGTCAGACTACCAATTAACTCACCAAACCCTTAGGAGATAAATTATGGCAATAACATCGGCAATTTGTACAAGTTTTAAAGTAGAACTATTAAAAGGTGTTCACAATTTTACAGCAACGACTGGTAACACTTTTAAAATTGCTTTGTATGACAGTGATGCAACATTAGGTGCATCAACTACTGCATTCTCTTCATCAGAAGAAATTACAAACACATCTGGAACTGCTTACACTTCTGGCGGTGCTACGTTAACAAGCGTTACTCCAGTAGCGGATAGCACAACTGCAGTTTGTGATTTTGCGGATGTAAGTTATTCATCAGCTTCTTTCACAGCTAACGGTGCATTAATTTACAACTCATCTGCAACGAACGCAGCTGTTTGTGCAATCGCTTTTGGTTCTGATAAAACTGCAACTAACGGAACGTTTACAATTCAGTTTCCTACAGCAAACGCTACAAACGCAATCATAAGATTAGCATAGGAGGACCACCATGTCGGTTCAATCAGGATGGAGTCGATTCACCTGGGGTCAAGCGTATTGGAACCGTGATGCATTACTAGCAACAGGCTGGGGTGCAAAAGCATGGAACGATGGTGAGTATGGTAATCTAGCTGATGAAACAATTTCACTAACAGGTGTATCCGCTACTTCTAATATTGGAGCAGTAGGAATTTTAGCAAACGCATTAGTAGAACCAACAGGCGTTTCTTCTACAGCATCAACTGGATCTATCTCACCGGTTATACCTAAAACAGTAGAAGTTGGTGGTGTATCTTTTCAATCATCTGTCAATTCAATTACAAATGTTATTCAAGTTATTGTTACACCATCAGGTGTTTCATCAACATCAGCAATAGGTGTAATTGATCCTGCAGATCAATTTATGGGTCTAACAGGACAAGAAGTTTCTGTTAATCAAGGGACCGCAGTTGCACCAAACGAAGATGTATCTGTAACAGGACAAGCTATTACTTCAGCACAAGGAACAGCTCAAGCAACTACAAGTAACGAAGCCGATGCCGGTGGTCAACAAATTAATAGTGGATTAGGTTCTGTTGTCGTTCCAAATGATGCAGCTATTTTAACGGGATTAGGCATGGAGTCTGGTTTTGGAGTATTAGTAGGTTTAGGTTCTGTGGTGGTAACACCAACAGGAATAGCCATAACAGGTTCAACAGGCACTTTATCTCCTGCAGATGTTATGGGATTAACTGGTGTTTCTGCAACAAGTTCTGTAGGCACAGTAAATCCTGATGATCAAGTTATGGGATTAACAGGAGTTTCTGCTACAGCAAGCGTAGGAGCACCATTTATTATTGCATACGAGAATATTGACACTGGTAATAATACGTCTTATAGTGATGTTTCAACGGGTTCGAATACATCGTATTCAGATGTTGCAACAGGCTCAAATACAAGCTATAACGACGTAACAGGAGAAGCAGCTTAATATGGCATCGAGTTATACACCCCTAGGTATTGAACTACAGGCAACTGGAGAAAATGCCGGAACATGGGGAACAAAGACAAATACAAATTTACAGATCATAGAACAGATATCTGGTGGCTATACTACACAAGCCGTATCTGATTCTGGTGATACAACTTTATCTGTATCTGATGGATCGACAGGTGCAACGCTTTCACATAGAATTATTGAATTTACAGGATCATTAACAGCAGGAAGAAACGTAACTATTCCTCTTGATGTACAAAACTTTTACATTCTTAAAAACTCAACTTCAGGATCTCAAACAGTAACATTTAAATATGCTACAGGTTCTGGTAACTCTGTTGCAGTAGCAAACGGTAAAACATCTTTAGTATATGCAAAAGCTGATGATGGCACTAATCCAAATTTAGCTTCTGTTGCATTAGCAAGTGATCTTGTTGATGATACATCACCACAATTAGGTGGTAACTTAGATACTAACTCTTTCATGATAGACTTTGATACCTCTCACGGTATTAGAGATGAAAACGGAAACGAACAATTATTTTTTAGCACAACATCTTCAGCTGTAAACTATGTAAATGTTACAAACGCCGCTACAGGTGGCGATCCAAAAGTAGCTGCAGCAGGTGATGATTCAAATGTTGATTTAGCGATATCACCAAAAGGATCTGGTGAAGTAATAGTTGGTACAGGATCAGCTGCTGCAACAATTACATCAAGCGGTGCATATGATTTAGTTTTAGATACGAACTCTGGAACAAACTCTGGTAATATTACAATTACAGATGGTGCAAACGGAAATA